TGCCAGAAGATGGTCGTTGGCTGTTGCTAACACCGTTCGATCGTCACCTGTTGATGCAATCAAGTCTGGCGCAGGCTTACTTCACTGGCGACAACTCCAGTGTGGTTCGTAGCGGCAAGATTGGCTCGATCGACCGTTTCGACGTGTACGTGTCTAACCTGCTGCCACGTGGCGCTGCTGGTAAGGCGCTGGTTGCTGGCCTAACCGACCCTGCTACTGGTGGTACGGTATCAAACGCCAAAGCGCGTCGCGTAATGGTAGCTGGCACCAAAGCCGCTGGTTCATTCGCAATGACTGTCAACAAGACAGAGCCGCTGCGCAACCAGACAGACTTCGGTGACATCGTTCGTGGTCTGGCCGTGTACGGCCGCAAAGTGGTTAAGCCTGAAGCACTGGTTGTTGCGCAGGTCGGCACAGCTTAAGGTTATGCTCTCGGGGCCACGCTTGTGGCCCCACACCATTTAAAAATTTGTATCTAGGAGAATGACCATGCAATACGCACGAACTTTGAACGGCAACGCGACTATCGCTGCTGCCGGCAGTACACAAGCTACCGCTACCGCGGTGACCGCCGGTTTGACCATCGTCTCTGCCGCTACTGGCACTTCAGCTGACGGCGTTCGCCTGCCAGCTAACTGGGGTATCGGTGAGACCATCACTATTGTTAACATTACCGCAGTAGCGCTAGACGTTTGGCCACCTACCGGTGGCGCCATTAACGGCGGCTCTGCCGACGCAGCGAAAGCGTTGGCTGCTAACATGGCCGGTGAGTATGTTAGCCTTGGTAGTGGAAACTGGGGCGCGGTTCTTAGCGCATAATTGATCGGGGGCGAAAGCCCCCTTTCATTTTGAGGTGATATATGACTGTTGATGATCTGGTAAAGGCCACAAGCGGATACTACCTGTCTAATAAAGCGCGTAGCGGCACTGGTGTAGTTATTGGTAGATTGTTAAACGACACCTACGAGCTGACCCCAGAAGGTCACGCAATGGTTGCGACGTTTGGGCTTATAAATGACATACCGGCACTCGTAGAAGAGAAGCCTGTAACAAGAACTCGCAAAAGAGAAAAATCGCTGATAGAATGAAGTCTCTTAGTGTCTGGCGGGTAAAACGCTATGAAACCGTTGAGCGACTTTCTTCCAAGACTGCTGGTATACACTCCCGCCTGTTCTGAGCCATTGGCCGAGCAGGCGTTACTCGACTCTGCTATAGACTTCTGCGAACGCTCTTCTGTAATCCGATACACTACTGACCCCATTGCTGTTGTAGAAGGCACTACAGAATATGAGATTTGGGCGCCGTCTACCGACCAGACTGTAGCGCGCGTGTTGAAAGTGTTTTTGAACGGGGAGCCGATTGAAGCGATTATGGCTGAAGTCAGGACTCCGGTTCCAGAAGACCCGGCGCGCCCTTCAGGGTACTCAGTGGTCGAAGATGACCTTGGGTTAACGCTGCGGCTTAACGTGATCCCTGATGACGCGTACACACTCAGTGTAGAGCTGGCGTTACGCCCCACCAAGACCGCCATAAAATTGGATTCTCGCCTGTACACTCGGTGGATGGACGCGGTAGTCGCTGGCGCGCTGTCAAGATTGTACGCAGTACCCGGGCAACCATTTAGTGACGGCGGTGCGGCTGTATACCAAGCATCCAGAGCGGCGCGGATGACGAATAGCGCAAGAATTGAAGGCTCTTACGGGCGTGTACGTGGGTCAATGGCGGTACGATCCCGCCCTTTTATGTGAGGTGAGAGAATGGCTATTGCGGCGCAATCCGTTATTCGTCGTGTAATCGACACATTGCAGGATAATACGTCGGTTCGCTGGCCGGTAAACGAGCTCGTCCGCTACTTAAACGACGGGCAACGCGAAGTCATTCTTAATCGCCCCGACGCGATGGTAACCAACGCAACGCTGACGTGTGTTGCAGGCAGCAAACAAGCGCTACCATCTAATGGTGCTAAACTTATCGAGGTTGTCCGTAACGCAGCCGCGGGGTCGACCAAGCGCGCGGTTCGTATGGTAAACCGAGAGATTTTGGACGCGCAGACGCCTAACTGGCACAACCTGACCGGTACGCTTGAAACGCTGCATTTTATGTATGACCCACGCGATCCACGGGTTTTTTATGTGTACCCACCTGCGCTGACTACCACGCAGCTTGATATTGTCTATTCGGCGTACCCCACGGATATCACTGAGCCAGCCGATGGCGCTGTGTACACCGCGGTTACTGGTAACATCAGTCTGCCTGATATCTTTGGCAACGTGCTGCAGGACTACATCCTGTATCGCGCGTATTCCAAAGACAGCGAATACGCTGGTAACTCGCAACGCGCGCAGAACCACTACGCGGCATTTGCGAGCGCGTTGGGTATAGAGGTTCAGGCAACTGTTGGGGTTGCCCCAAACCCAGTATCAAATCCAAACCAAGCCCAGCGCGCAGCTGGGTAATCATAACTGGGGGTTGGCGTGGACACATACGTTCTTAGCACAAGACTGTTAGAGCCTGATGGAACCCCCGTTGTTGGGGCGACCGTCACCGCCAGACTAAGTGTCACTGACTATACTGTGACAGGGGTTGTACTGCCCGTACGCGTAGTGGCTATTTCCGACGCGCTTGGAGACGTTGAACTAACACTGGCGTCTAACCTTGATGGCACGCAGAACAGTTTGTACGAGATCACGATAAGCGCGCAGGGGGCGGTTAGAACCAGCGTAGTTATCCAAATGCCACAGGCAAATACGAGCTTAGAGCAGCTAGTTGATGTGCTGCCTATAACTACGTCGTATACCACTGCTGCAGCGATCTCTGCGGCAATCGCGCAAGACGCAGCGGAAGACCCGAATGTTGTGGCGGTCGCCGGTGCGCTCGGGACTATTACTACTGTAGCTACCAATATCGCCAATGTGAATACTGTCGCTGGCGTCAGCGCGAATGTCACGACGGTTGCTGGCATTAGCGCGAATGTCACCACGGTCGCAGGCGCCGCCGCCAATATCAGCACAGTGGCGACCAACGTCGCCAACGTAAACACCGTTGCCGGTATCAGTGACAATGTAACGTCGGTTGCGACAAATTCTGCGAACATAAACACCGTCGCCGCCGCTAACACGAACATTACTACAGTGGCGGCTAATATCGCCAACGTAAACACAGTGGCTGGTGCTAACGCAGCAGTAACCACAGTTGCGACCAATATCGCCAACGTAAACACCGTTGTTACGAACGTGGCTTCGGTGAACACAGTTGCTGGCAACGTCGCCAACGTAAACACCGTGGCTGGTATCAGTGCCAATGTAACGTCGGTCGCGTCGAATTCCACCAATATCGATACCGTCGCCACAAACATGGCTTCAGTTAACACTGTCGCTACAAACGTCGCGGCGACTACCACTGTCGCCACTAATATCGCCGACGTGAACACAGTAGCTACCAACATCGCCGATGTTGGGCTCGTAGCTGACGACATCGCGGATGTGAACCTTGTCGCAGACGATATCGAGAGTGTAACTACCGTCGCGGGTAAGATGTCAGACGTTATCGCGGTCGCGGCGGTGGCTGGGGATTTGAGCACCGTCGCGACCGCTAACGCTAACATTACTATAGTGGCGACTAATATCGCCAACGTGAATACTGTCGCCGGAATATCCGCTAATGTAACTACAGTCGCTGGTATATCCGCCGCGGTAGTCGCTGCGCCGACCCATGCGGCTACCGCTACAACACAAGCTGAGATAGCGACAACTCAAGCTGGCATTGCAGCTACGCAAGCTGGGCTTGCTGCTACCGCAAGGGTAGGTTCCGAGACTGCGAGAGATCAAGCTATTGCCATCGTATACGGCGGTACGTACTCTATCAACGCGGCCGCCGGCAACGTACCAATTGCGGATACTGACGCGAGGCTTGGTAATGATTGGTTGGATATTGGAACTAATCCCAACGAAATACCCTTAAACCAATTCCTCGGAGGCATGGCCTATCAAGACCCTGACAACGTCACCATCGGCGGCGGCAGTGCAACACTGACCAGCATGACGGCGACAACGGTTACTGGTACTTCGATGGTCTACAACGGCACTGAGCTGAACTCTCGACTGAATCCTCTGGCTCAGGCTGTGTCTGTGCAGATGACGGGCGCTACTAGCGGCAGCAACGGGATACAGCAGCTAGATAACGTCAATCTCAACCCGGGTGTAAACGATTTCACTTTACATTGGGAGGGCGCGCTGCCCGATTGGTCGCCATCCACTGGCCAATGGCTAATTGGCAAGCAGCAGGATGCAAGCAACCGGTTTGGGCTGCTGTTAGTAGACCCATCAGGTACGTTGCGAATACTGGCTGTAGTTGCTGGCGTGACCATCATTAGCGCAACGACCACGCTTCCTGTCGGAGCCGCTGATGGCGCGAGTCTTGTTATTGATGCCTGTGTGACCCGCGAAACATCAACGGCTGCTGGGAGCGTGACTGTGTACATTAACGGTACACAGCTCGGTGCTTCGATAGCAATACCATCAGCGGCAACTGTTGGCATTACAAACACAGGAACGCTACAGTCAAATGGGATTTTTACTGCGCGCACTGCAGGAACTTTTAGAGCCTCGCGCCTATTCAACCGCGCCCTAACCGCAGCAGAAGTCTTAAGCCAGTTCATCAACGGCGTTGCGCTGGCTGATCGGGGGGCTAACCAAACAAATCCAGTTTCTGGCAGCGTCCAAAACGGCACAGGGTCACGCCAGTGGCCAACATTTTCTAGCACAGCCAATAGTTTCACGGCGGCTAGCGCATACACAGCTACGCAGCTACTGGCGGGCTGGCCGATAAATGTTGTGGCGGGTCAAAGAATACGTGTGTCATTTAGCTATTCAATATCTGTGGCCGTAGGGACAATAACAGGGCAAGTTGCAATTTCCACTTCGTCATCAAACAACACCACTGTATCTAATACTGTGACGTTTGCAGCGGGCAGTGGGACGGTGACTGCTGATTTGATTCCAACGCTAACAGGCACGTATTTCGTATCGGTCAGCGGAATTGTTTCAGGCGCATCAGGTGATATAAACCTATCAACAACTAATTTATCAGTCAGGCGAGCAGGCCTAACCTCCGAACTCCTAGCCATCAACGCTCAGAGCAATACAGGCCAGATATTCGATACGTCAGGCAACAAAAACCACGCGCTGTTACCCGCTTCAGGCGCAACGATCGTCGGACAGCCAGAAGCCATCCCGCACGAGGTACGCTGGACAAACACATGGGCGGGGACGAACGAACTGCAATATATTGGCGGCGTCAATCAAGCGATTCTGCCAGCTAATGCGTTTATTGAATCCATTACAGTAAAGGTCACGGGTACAGATGTACATGACGTTATTGTTGGGGACGGTTCAGACCCAGATCGCTACGTCGTTATTTCTGGCGGCGGTAGTGGGCATGGCAGCGTTGCGTTAACTGTCGGCTCGTACGATTTACCACTTGCCAACCAAGCAACAGACGGCACGAACCTCAAGCTGACTGTTGATCCTGACACAAACTGCACAATGTCAATTGCTTGGGTAATCCGCTACTCGACGCTGGAGGCGTAATCATGGCTAATAACTTTCCAAATCTACGCCCAACGCTGAACCTCGACATGGTCAACGGTATCTACGTCGATCCCCGCGTCACCTTCACACGCGCTGGCACACGCACATACTACGGTCAGGAAGTGGTTAAGGCTGAGGAGAATTTGCTGCTGCAATCGCAGACGTTTCAGACCACTTGGTCGCAAGCGGGCGCTGTTGTTACGGCAGACACTCAGGTTGCACCTGATGGCACAACCACTGCCGACACGTTAACGCTTTCTGTTGCGCTTAGTACACACCTTGTTAGTCAGGTAAGCAGCTCTACAGCAGGCACACAGAGAACAGTTTCTGTTTTTGTTAAGCAGGGTACGCACACTTTTGTTCAAATTGCTTTTAATACTGACAATCAGGCGTTTGGAAACTTTGATGTAACCACTGGAGCCGGTGCAGTTGGGTCAGTTGGGTCAGCAGTTTCAGCATCTATAGTTGACGCAGGCAATGGCTGGTTTAGGTGTGTAATGACAACATCGTCAGCGACTGCTGGTACTACTGTAGTAATTTACGGAGTATCGTCTAGCACAGCGGTAAGGGCTGAGAGTTGGCTAACACTAGGTACAGAAACATTATTCCTATGGGGCGCACAACTAGAACAACGCTCCTCAGTCACAGCCTACACCGCCACCACCACCCAGCCCATCACCCGCTACCAGCGTCTGCTTAAAACCGCTGCTGCAAACGAATGGCCGCGTGAGTTTGACCCTGTGACGGGGGAGTGCTTGGGGAGGAGTGTTTGGGAGTCGAGGACGAATTTGCTGCTGAGGTCTGAGGAGTTTGATAATGCGTATTGGACAAAAGTTGCAGTTACCGTTAGCCCAAATCAAATAATTGCTCCTGACGGTACGTTGACGGTTGATAAATTAATATCAACTGCGGTTTCTGGATTTCATAACATCAGCAGATCATCAGGAACTAGGGTTGCGTCAACTGCGTACACATATTCGTTTTTTGCAAAAGCTGCGGAGATAGGTTTTTGCTCTCCTAACTTTAGTTCTGGTTTAACTGGGACAGCGTTAAGCGCGGTGATCAACCTGACTACTGGTGCAGCAACATCGGTAACCGCAGGTCTTACTGTGCGAACCGTGTTTGTTGGAAACGGTTTTTACAGAATATCAATAACAGCAACAGGTGACGCAAACACAACCGCGTTTAATGCGACAATAAACACAACTGATGCGGCTGGCAACTTGTCGCACACCGGAGACGGCACATCAGGCATCTACATCTGGGGCGCACAACTAGAAGCCGGAGCCTTCGCCACACCCTACATCCCCACAGTAGCCTCACAAGTCACCCGCTTGGCTGACAGTGCTGTGATGACCGGGGTGAATTTTAGTAGTTGGTTTAATCCTGAGCAGGGGACTCTTGTATTGGAAGGGGCTGGTGTCGGAACATCAAGTGCGATCGTTACGCTGGCCGAGGATGCTAGCGCAAATAACAGATTCCAAATATCTGTCGGGCCTTCAGGAGTTTCGGCTAACATCCTGTTTGCCGCTGCCGGCGGCCCTACTCAAGCTTCATTTAATGGCACTCCCACTACATTAAACAAAGTTGCAGGCTCTTATTTATTTAATGACTATAAAGCCTGTCTAAACGGTGGTACTGTTGGCACTGATACAGTTGCGCTAGTGCCTGTTGTTAATAACCTGAGAATTGGTCAGACCGTTGGTACTACTTTTAGTGGCTACTACAGACGAGTAACTTACTACTCACAAGCCTCGACAGCGGCCAACGTACAGGCGATCACGCGATGAAAATGAAAACAGTAGAAGAAGTTGTTGCATACCTTCGCTCTGAGCGCGACCGGCTTGATTATGAAGGCGTATACGGGGATGAGGTAGCGCACTTGAACTACCTTATTGAGAATATTACGGGCGAGCCGGAGAAAGAGGCATGAACACATACTACCTACGCACAGTAAACTACCCGCAGCTTCTGGAAATGGGTGTCAAATTAGGTGTCTTGCAGCCAACAGAGGACGGTACTGTATACGCCACAGACTGCGGATGCCTTGATTACATTGGTGAGATCAGCAAAGACGAGGTAGTTATCACCAACCCTGATGGCATCCCGTACATTCATGCCAATCTGATTACTCCGCATGACATTAAAGCCCTAGCCGAGGCATCAACAGACCCTGAGATACAGGCGGCACTCTCTGATATTGCTGGATGGTTTGTGGTGGACGCAGAGGGCAATGCTACAATACCTAATCACCCGCATCGTATGTTTGGTTGAGGTTATTATGGACATAGACGAACTCGCGTTACGCAAGATCATCAGAGAAGAGATGAAGTCGGCTCTTAAGGAAGTTGGCTTGCACGATGAGGAGGCCGGTGACGATGTCCGTGATCTGCGCTCTTTAATCACTGATTGGCGCGGCATCAAGAAGGTCGTCTGGCAGACGATTGCTCGCGCAGGTACGGTTTTTGTTCTTGGTCTGCTGATGCTCGGAGCGTGGGCAAAGATAAACGGTGGCGGTAACGAGTAATGCTCGACCCAGTCTCAGCCTTAGCAATAGCCACATCTGCCTACAATGTCATCAAAAAAGGCATTGAGATGGGGCGTGAGCTTGAGGACATGGGCGGCCAGTTGGGTACGTGGTTTGGCGCAGTTGCTGATGTCAAGAATGCGGAAGAGGAAGCCAAAGACCCGCCTCTGTTTAAGAAACTTATCTCCAGAGGCAGCGTTGAACAGCAAGCCCTGCAAGCCCTGATTGCTCGCAAAAAGATCGAACAGCAAGAGAGAGACCTGCGTGAGCTTATCGTCTGGCGATGGGGGGCTGAAGAGTACACGGCAATGATGCGAGATCGCACAAGGATCAAAGACACACGCACCAAGGCACTGGAAAACCAACGGCGCAAGATGCGTAAATTTATTGCAAACGTGCTGACGATTGCGTTGATACTCGGTTTAGTGGGTGCGTTACTGGCGTTAATAATCGGCATTATTATGAATTTGGGGTAACAGCTATGTTGAGTTTAATATCAAGTTTGATGGGGTTTGCTGCCGGTGGCCTGCCGAAAGTGCTGGATTTTGTACAAGATCGCGGCGACAAAAAGCACGAACTGGCTCTGATGGCTATGCAGCGTGAGCGCGAGATTGCTCTGGCAAAAGAAGGCTTTATTGCCCAAGCCCGTGTCGAAGAGATCAAGACCGAGCAGATTGCAATGCAGACACAAGCGCAAGAGAAGTTGGCTATGTGGAAGCATGACATGAAGATCGGTGAGGGTGCGTCTACGTGGGTAATTAACCTTCGAGCCTCTGTGCGACCCGTGGTGACCTATGTCTTTGTTGGCCTGCTTGTAGTCGTTGACATTGCCGGTATCTGGTACGCATATTCAACCGGCGTGGCGTTTGCACAAGCGATGGAAATGGTTTTCAGCGACGATGAGATGGCGATTTTGGCGGCAATCATTTCTTTCCACTTTGGTGGAAGAGCGTTTAGCAAATGATCGGCGTTTACGCGGTAATAAACATATTTAACCGTAAAGCCTATGTTGGAAGCAGCATAAACATTGGGAAGCGTTTGGCGCAGCACCGATGGTCAATAAAGCACAAGCGTTTTCTTAACCGTCAACCTTATCAAGATGAGGCCAGAGTTTACGGGATTGATGGTTTTGAGTTTGTTGTCTTGGCTAAGACAGATACCATAGAAGAGGCGCGTGAGCTTGAAACTGCCTGTCTGGAGTGCTTGTTCGGTGATGACCTGTACAACAAATGCCCAAATGCGGATGGTAGCACTGGTACAAAGAGAGACAGTGCGGCGTATATTGTTGGTGCTGCAAAGCGCGTGAGCAACCCTGACTTTTCTAAAAAGTTGTCAGCAGCGTGTAAAGGCAAAAGAGAGATTGTTACCTGTCCATCCTGCGGGCTTTCTGGCGGCGGTGGTAATATGCGCCGATACCACTTTGAGAAGTGTAAATCATATGCAAATCTCTGAAGCAGGGATACAGTTGATCAAATCTTTCGAGGGCTGTCACGCCATGCCTTATAAATGCCCCGCTGTGCTGTGGACGGTGGGGTATGGCCGAGTACTGTACCCTGACCAAGCGCGGTTGAAGAACGACGAGAGAGCCAGCTATCCACTGAGAACTGAGCATAACAGGACATTTTCCGGTGATGAAATTGACGCGCTTCTTGAAGCGGATTTACAACGCTTTGAGGCAGGGGTACTACGACTATGTCCTGCTGCTGCTGATAATCAGTGCCATCTTGACGCGCTGGTCAGCTTTGCGTTCAATGTGGGGTTAGGGAACTTGCAGTCATCAACCCTAAGAATGAAGTACAATCGTGGCGACTACGATGGCGCAGCAGAAGAGTTCCTCAAATGGAACAAGGCCGGCGGCAAGGTGCTGAACGGACTGGTCAGGCGTAGAGAAGCGGAGCGTGCGCTATTCCTTTCTGGCGGCTAACCTTCACCTAAAAAGTAATTACGTTGTGTGGTAGTATTGTTGCACCATTTAAGTGAAAAGTCTGGGGGGCAGCATGGCCGTAATAAAGATTGAGAACTTCGGCGGCGAAATGCCGTCGACATCTGCCAGAGCACTCCCCGGGGACGCTGCCCAGATTAACCAAAATCTGTTGTTGGCGTCTCGTGAATTTCGCCCGTTGTTAAGTGATGCAGTCGCTGCGACCGGCTTGAATGGCGCAAAAACCTTGTTCCGAGTAGCATCAACCTCTTCATGGCGGTTGAGCACCAGCGAGTTAAACTACGCGCGCGGGCAAAACAGCGGGGACACCACCCAGCGTACTTACTACTCTAACAACACCACGGCCGGCCCACTTAGAGTATTTGACAACACCGGCAACGACCGACAGCTTGGCGTTCCGGCGCCCGGGGCGCTTACTGTTACCACTACCGCAGGCGTTGTGTTTACTGCGGAGTCTTTGGTGGACTCCATACGCAGGGCGATAGAAAACTCGATAGACATCACTGAGCCGGGTATACGTTACAGCGGCTCGACAATCTTGGCTGGGCCACAAAACCCGCTGGGCGCAGGGTTGTACTTGCCTACGGACGCAACCAACTTGCCTTCACAGGTACGTAATAAAAACCTGTACTACAACATTTATGCAAAGGTTCTGCTCACGCGTATTGACGCGCTGCAAATAAACCTCACGGATATCGCGGTTACATACACTGACGCCACCTACGCGTACATCCCCATTCTGGCGTTACCCTACTGCTACGTGCAAAACGGCACTGCGTTGTCGACATCATTACCGGCTATCGTCAACCCACGCACATCAGCGCAGATACTTTCTACCGCGCAGGTAAACAGTATTATCGCGGATGTGACAGCTGCGTTTGATGTAAACACACATTCGTATAGCCTGCGCACTGAGATTACGACAGCCGTTGATGAGTTCTACAACATACTGTTCGTGTACCCTGCGGAAGCGCCAGTTATACCGGGTACTGGTGTTGGTGATGACCCAGCGGTTGACCCACGCGGGCCCGGGCCTACACAACCAACTGTGCCGCCCGTAGTCCCCGGGGAAGGTGGTCTAGTCCCTTCGGAAGAGTGGCTAACCTATGACCAGCTCTT